GCCTTGGTGTAGCGAGCAGACAAGCTGTCGTACAAGTTGTCTTCGATGGCCTCTTCGGTCAGCGAGAAACCCAAAGCAATGGTTTCGTGGTTGTAACGAGCGGTCCAGGCTTCCTGAGCGTTGTCATAAGCAATGGCGGAGCCTTCGTTTTTGACAGGAGCAGCAGAGAAACCAGACAGTTTCGTTTCCTCTTCAAATGAACGCTCAGAGGTTTCGATTTCATAAATTTCTTTATGCTCTTCACCATAACGGGCGTACTCGAGGCCAAACAAAGCGTTCAGGCCGGGGAGGAGTTCTTTAAGTAGTTGTGCGCGTGAAATAGCCATGATTTAGCTCCTTATGCTGTGGCGCTGCTGTAGTAGCCGTGGATCAGCAAGTTCATCTTGACCAAGATTTCAGGGTAAACCGTGAAAACAACAGTCGAACTTGACGGGATAGCAGTAACGCTACCGGGCACTGCAATAGCAGAATCAAGGGTTACAGAAGTACCACCAGCAACAACTGCCGTAGCAACGAATGAGCCAGTCTCAATCAGTTGGCCGTTTGCAGCGATATACGCCACATCAGTACCCACAGGAAGAGCAAACGGCGCACCAGAACCAGTCAAGGTTAGGGTGGTTGAGGAGGAAGAGCCAGTACCAGTACCGGAGTACGAAGTATCAGGCACCACACCAACGCAACGCACAGGCAGAATCGTAGACACTGGAGTGGCCGATGGAGCCAAAATAGCGTTAGACGAGTTTCCAGTAGCAGTGCTACCAGTAGCGTTGTTAACACACGACAGGTTGGTACCAATCAATGCTTTAGCGCCAGAAGCGACCACTACGCCAGACGAGCAAACAACTGCGCGGAACACAGTGTCAGGATCATCACAAACGATAGCAGCTGCATCGCCAGCCAAAGTACTTGCGGGCCAATATTGGCTGAAAGTCTTTTGCTTGGTCAACGGGTTAGTGTAAGAACAACCCAAGAAGATACCAGTAACTTGGTTTACACCAGTACCAGTACCAACGGCAGCGCGAGTAGCGAAGCCACGAGCTAAAACAACGAAATCACCATAAAAGATGTTTGTAGCGTAGCCGTATTGGATAGGCAGTTCACGAGTAGAACCCGCGAATACCTGACCTCCGATCAGGTTGATCGGTTTTAGGCCGTAGGGGGCCGAGACCGTTGGATAAGCCATTTAAGACTCCTTTAAAAAGTTTACATGCCTTTGCCAAAGCTTGTCGAAGACTTGTTCTCTCGAAAGAGAGGCATCCTCGGGTCACTTTGACGCATTAAGCTGTTGTCCACCGCATCCGTTTGAGCTTGTGTTTGCTTGGCGTAAAAAGCATTACGCTGCTCCATAAACTCAGTCGGGCACTTGCAGAGCAACAACCCGCCAACCTCAATGTTGTCTTTGTATCGACTATTGGGGTCAGCTAGCAGTCGGAATCGTGGTTGCTCCTCTAAAGCTACCGGCTCCCAACCCTCACGTAATTTTGACGAAAGGTTGCGAGGATCGGCAGTGTTCAAATTAGAAACACGAATCCATCGATAAGCATATCCTGGTACCTTGTCCGGCTCTGGAAGAAGTTCTGCTTGACGCCACTGCTTAGGACGCTCAGCCAACAAACGGTCTTCAAGCTCACGGGGTTTTCTGTTTTCAGCCATGATTAGGCCTCCAATTTAAGTACTGCCTGAGCATATTGCTCGGGAGTTAAGTTTAGTTTTTTAGCGATGTTCATCTGAGACTGACTCAATCGAACACGCTTAGGGGATGTGCTACGGCTGGCTGGGGCCACGACCGTGCTTAGTTTTGTACCGCGAGTTTCTTCGGGTTTATCGCTTTCGAATTTTTCCGGGAAGCGTTTGCGCATCGTTTCATCAATGCGCCTGTAATACTCTCGTGAAGATAGAGCTACGCCCTCTTCTTTAAGTTGTTCGTGGACGGCCAGGGCCATTCCAGTCATAACTTTGTCCTCGCCAAACCATTGATTCTGCTTCTGCCACGCTACTGCGTTTTGGTCAACTTGAATCTTTGGTGCAGGTTGTGAGGGAGTTTGTACCTCATATTCTTCAGTTTGTAAAGCAGGTGGTCGGTAATTTTTTACCTTGTCCTGTTTTAGAGACGCTTCAGTCAATCGCTCTTGGGCCTCCATAACCTTGTCGGTATCGCCAGAATCATAGGCTTCCCGGTAGGCTTTTTTGGCTGCTTCCATCTCAAGATCAACAGCGCGCTGAATGGACGTCAGTACATTTTTTTCGCTATTGGTTAGGGTGCTTTTGAGTCGCTTGTTCTCCTCAATCACACGTTGAGCCAGGTTGATGGCTTCTTGTTGCTCTCTTAAAGCAGCTTCTTTCTCACGGCGTTCGTCGTGAGCCAGGCGCTTCATCTGGATGAGCTTCTTCTTAACTTTGACAGAATAGTCTTCGAGTTCATCGTTATAGAGATCTTCTTTTACTTCTTCTGACAAAGAAGGTTTGTTGCGATCCGCTTCTGGCGTATCGTCTTCAATCTCTAACTCAATCTCGTCAGACTCTTCTGACTCTTTGTTTTCTTTGTCGTCGATTTCATCTGGGAATTTGAATTCGTTCATGTTTGTTCCTTATTTGCGGCGGATACCGCGAGGGTCTTGTACCGTGCCTTCAACCGAATCATCATTGATCATTCGGAATTCAGAGCCATGGATTACAAGTCGTGTGCCCGAGTTGGGGCGGATCAAGATAAAGTCGCCCTCTTTGCAGTAGGGGCCGCTCGGGAATCGAGATGCGTCCTTGTAGCAATCTGGCCCCATGGCAACCACGAATAACACGGTTGTCAAGGTTTCTTCAATCATGATAGTTTCATCGGCTTTAATAAGGCCGCTTTCGTACTCCTCTTCACGCTTTGGCAGTGCGCACAGAATGCGATAGCCAGATGGCTTAGGGAGTTGTTGTGCCTTTTCTTCAGGCTTTGTGTTCAAGATCTTGGATAAATCCACGGCCTTGATTAAGTCTTCACTCGTCGTCATCATTGTTAGTGATTCTTTCTTGTAGGTCTTTGATGTAGGAACGTGCAAAAAGAAGACCTTTTATCTCCCCGCACATTTGTTTGTAACTCGGAAAGTCAGCTGCGTTGCCGTCAGCCATAGCCTCCTGAAGTTGCAAAACTTTGTCATCTAACTTTTCAGTCAGATGTTGTAGGTATTTTTCAATCACTGGTTACCCTTCCTGTTTTGTGCAGCCAGTTGAGCGGCTGTTTTTGCAGCGTCTACGCCAATTCGGAAACGCTCCATTGATTGTTGGTTTGCATCTTTTTGCTGGTTCTTTTGCAAGTCAGCATTGATGCGCGCCATATCGATTTCTTTTTGGTTTGCAATGCGCGTGGATTCGTTTGCCAATGACTGTTGTTTTGCCTGGGCATCGCTTTGAACCTTTTGCATCTTTGCTTGAACCTCTTGTTCTTTGAGCTGCAAGTCTTTTTGCTGCATTTGAATAAGCGGATCTTGAGCAAGTTCCTGGCTCTTCTTTTGTTGAGCTTCGGATTTGTTCTCTTCCAGTAGCTGCTTGCTTGCTTGAGCAATAAGCTTGGAGAGTTCTGCTTCCATTTCTGGTGGCAACTCGTCCTCTGGCGAAGGCAAAGTAACGCCCATTTGCTTTTCGATCTCTTGGCGATAGTGGAACCCAAGGTGCTCGGCAATGTGAGCTTGCATTGCGGCCATCATCTGGTTTGCTTTTGGGTTTTGCGCCAGCGTCTGTGCAATGTTTGGATCTTGCAAGAACGACTGGTGGACCATGATGTGGGCATCGTGGTCTTGTGTCATGAACGCCTTCAAAGGTTTGTCTTTGAGCATGTTCATGTTTTCTGTCACTGGGTCCTTTGGCTTTTCGTCGTCCTCCAAAGGCACAAGTTTGGACGCATTCTTAATACCCAACACATCGAGCATCTGGCGGTGCAGCTGCGGCAGGTCATAGATATCGGGGGCTTGCTGCGACAGCTGAATAACCGCCTGATACTGGACAATCTTTTGCGCCATGGTTGCGGCATTTGGATCACTAACAGGGATAACGTCGACCAAGTCATAGTCAGATTTCTTGGCGGACTTATCTCCTTCTTCTGGCTCATAGTCGTATTCGTCAGGGGTGTAATCGCGGATGATGTCGCGCAGCAACCCCAGCTCTTGTTTGAATGAGTAGTGGATGCGGGCTTGTACGGCCGTCATCACTTTTAATGAGCGCTCGAGGATAGCTAGCGTTGTGCCCACTGGTGAGTTGGCCGACATATCAGCCACTTGCACGTCAGCAGCCGAAGCAAAGCGTCGACCTTCTTCAACAATCTTATCAAGCAACGCAGCCAAAACCTGGCTTGGCTCTTTGTATGGCAAGGCCATGATGTTGTCTTTGATCGCACCACTTGGAACGTCAACATCTCGCCATTCGCCCGGTCCAATCGGGGTATCGTCCCCTTTTGTGCGTAGGCCACGGGTTTTAAAGCCGCCGGGCAGGTTGCTCAGCGTACCAGCGTCCACCAGCTGGCGCAGGATCGATGTTCCAGACTTGGCAAAAGCCCCAACCAAGTGGATCAAACCAAAACAATAAAAACCAAAGCCTGGAACATATCCATAATGGACGTAGTGCTGGCGTTTTTGGTACTTCTTGTCTTCAGGGCGCCAGTTTCTACGGATTGCCAAACACTTTTGACTTCCCTTTTCAATTGTCACCACATAAGGAAGCGCAATACCCGTAGGTTCTCCATCTTCATCCTTGTGTTCGTAACCTTCAAGGTCCAAGTTGACATTCATCTCAAGAAGTTTGTATCGATCATCAGATGTGGCGCGGAAGCCCATCTTTTCGGCAATCTTTTTCTCGATGTCATCTAAGTTATTTTGCGGATCACCCAGCTCGATGTCCACATAGAACCCTGCAACCTGTAGTTTGCGCAGATCGTTCTCTGTTTTGCGCATCACATGGGTAACTCGGGGTGAACTTTCGATGTCTGAAGCGCCATAAGGCACCACAATGTCCTCGGCCGGCACAAAAATGGACGTCTGGCGGTTCAAATTGGGGTCAAAGTACACTTTTTTGAACGCATTACCAGACAAACCCAAGCCCCAAAGCATGCGCTCATGCTCAGGACGGAATTCTTTCATCACATCGGTCAGCTCGTAGTTCATATCGTCTTGAACCCGGGTGGCTGCGTCCTTCTTTTCCTGGGTTTCCTTGCCGATGATCTGTGTTTTTACAGGCCCGGCCGCAGGAAATGTGGACATCATCACTTCAGCTTGGAACTTAACCAGCGCTTCAGACAAAAGTGGGTGGTAAACGCCGCAAGCCCCAACCCAAGGCTCTGCGCGCTCCTCGATCTTCATGCCCAACAGCTCTAAACCGTCAACATACGTCTGCATCCAGTCTTTTCTAGATGCCACATCGTCTTCGTAGTCATCTAAAAGATCTGAAACAATACCTTGGATGACGTCTTCATCTAATACTTCGGCCAAGTTTTCGTCAAAGCTGTCGTCTTTTTCTTTGCCGATCTCTATCTCTAGGTCGCCCAACTTAATAGACATCTCTTCAGGGTCAACAACTTCGATCTCAATATCGGGTTCATCCCCGGCGGTGAGTGATTCCAACCCTTCAGGGGCTTCGTAGAGACTTTTGTCAATCATGATCGTCCTTAGTAATACGCCATTTTGCGTTTGTGATTAAACGGCTCGTCTTCTTCGTCCGTCTGCAATCTCAAAAACCCGCCCTTCCTGAATCTGATCAACGCCTGAGTACTCGAGTCAACCAAGTCATCGTGGTCAGAGTTAGGGAAAGCCGCCATTTCTTCAATCAGCTCATCAGCCCAGCGAGTCGCCGGCGCCCAAACCTTACCACTGGCAAACAGATCAGATACAGAATTGATCCTCACCATCTTATCATTCCCCCTGCTGGGAGTAAATTCAGATACAGGGATACCCATTGCCCTCAACTCATAGATCAACGGAGCTCCAGAAGCCTTCGCCTCCACAATGAAAGCATCTGGCTCCCACTCTTTATAGTGGTTGAACGCTTTCTCCTTTAACTCAGGAAACTCCATGCGTCTCTTAAAAGCATCCAGCAAAATCACGTTTGGGTCTTTCTCGTTCTCGTTTAAATAGAACACACCCCAGGTCGTACATGCAGAATAGTCGGACCGCTCATTTTTTGTAAACGCCGTGTCCCAAGACTGGATGATGAACTCACACCGTGGTGGGTTGTCCCCCTTCCACTCTTTCCACCACTCCCTCTTGACAATCGCACCCTCTTCGGATGTCGGGCTCTGCTGGTACTGGGCGTTCCACTTACTTGCTGGCAACTCTAACTGTAGGGCCAGTAGTTCCTCAAGGCTCCAGAACTCCGGCCACAGTGGATTCCCACTCGGCAATATCGCAGGGAAGCTGATTACCTCCCACGTCTCGCCGTCCTTGTCGATCATCGACTGTAAGATCTTGCCCGTCAGGTCTCTCTTAGCCCATCGGGTCATAACCACTACGATCGACCCACCTGGCTGCAAACGCTGGCGAGGTCCTGACGTGTACCACTCGTAGACTTTATCGAAGACGGATGAGTCGCTCGCGGCTAATGCAGCTTCCTGCTCAGAGTGTGGGTCATCGATGATTAATAAGTCAGCGCCCTTACCCGTCACAGTACCACCCACACCAATAGCGAAGTATTCCCCGTTCGCATTCGTAGACCACCGTCCGGCCGCCTTTGAGTCAGACCTCAGATTCACATTGGGGAAGATCTTTGAGTAAACATCAGAGTCCACCAAGTTACGCACCTTACGGCCAAAACCCACCGCAAGTTCGGCCGTGTTAGATGTCTGGATGATCTTCTTACCAGGGTACCTCCCCAAAAACCAAGCCGGCAGCAAAAAGGAAGCAAACTCAGACTTTGTATGTCGAGGCGGCATATTGATGATCAGGCGTTTGATCTTTCCTTCTGCGATCTCCTCAAACTTCTTAGCCATAACTTTATGGTGGCGCCCATCGATGAAGCCCGGCCACATCTCTTTGACAAACGCACCAAAGTCACCCTGGGCCTTCTCCCTCTTCAAGCTGTTCTCGTACTCAGCCAGCTCAGCAAAGAAAGCCTCCTGCTCGTTGATCGGCAGCTTAGATATCTTCTCAGTGATCGCGTCGATGTTCATATAGTATTTCGTCCAGCTTTTCTTGTATGGCGTCAAACTCGGCCTCAGTCAGCATCAAAGCATAAACATGCCGCCCCAAGTACCAGTGTCTCTTAAACCGAAGAACGCATCTCCCAGCTATAACAAGATCAATCCAATACTTCATTTACCGCACGGACCCAGCGCCGCCAAGTAGTCCTCATCAGTAGGAAGCATCTTGTCATCCAACCACTCTTGGAACTCTTTCAAAAGATTTGCAGCCAACTCTTCATCAAGAGGCCCAGCTTCAACATAGAAAGATCTTTTGCTTTTTATATATATTTTTGCGAATGGTTTCATGGCAACTTCCTAAAAGAAACATACGTAGGCCGAATAGACCGGGCATTCCTAGGCAAAGCCTTACAAGCCCCCATCTCCACCAGCTTCCTCATAACCCTGTGAACATTCCCCCGCCCCTTGTCCCCAGTCAACCTCATCACATCATCTATCGACGGCCCATACCCAAACCGCTTCCAGTACTCATCAATGATAAGGAACACAGTCCTCTGCTTCTCAGTCATACCATCCACCCATTCCTCTAAACTTTTCATACAACTTTTCATACAATTTTTCATACAACTCTAACTTGTTATAGTACAGACTCTAACTCAGTTATAGTACTCAACACTAACTTGTTATAGTCAAAAATATACCCCCCACCCACTTTCGTATGGAAAAGCAAGGGGGGCCTATTCGCTAGGATTGCTTGCATCTGGGCCTGACTCGTTTTTTTCTTGTGCATCATTTTCT